ACGGTCACGGCATGCTGGCCGGTCACGCCGAGGATCACGCCGTCCTCGAAGCTCTCAGCCTCGCGGAACGGCACGCCGATCGCAGCCAGGACGTCCGGGATGGACCGCCGGCCGGTGAGGGCGCGGACCTGCCACTCCTCCACCCGCTGTCCCGTTGCCAGCAGCAGCGAGTTAGCCGCGGCGGTCGCCGCGCACGTGGCCAGCCAGTCGTTGCAGCCGGTGATCCAGAAGCCCCCGGCGACCGGGGCGATAGCGCCGCGCTTCTTCGCCTTGTGCTTCGCCGCGGTATGCCTGCGGACCTGGGACACCGACCGGGAGTGGCTGATCACCTTCCCGTGCCGGGTGACCGTCCGGGTGGTGATCCGCTTGTTGCCGGCTTTCGTGGTGACCGACTTGATCGTCTCGTGGCCGATCCGGGTCACCGTCGTCCGGGTCTTCCCGTGGTTCGTGACCGTGGTGTGCGAGTGAGGCTGCGGGCCGGACTTGACCTTGGCGGTCACGCCCGGGCCCACTGGCCGAGGATCTCCAGGGCGTCGGCGCGGAGCTGGTCCGGGTCGTGCGCGGTGGACTCCGGGTCAAGCTCGCGGACCACCAGGTGGGCGGCCATCATCTTGCACGCCCGTACCAGGGATGACGGGACCGCTACCGTGTAGCCGCCCGAGTAGGTCACCCGGATGCTGGACCCGATCGGCAGGAACGTGCCGAGGGTCACCCGGATCTGCCCGGTGTCGTCAGGGCCGTCCAGGATCTGCCCCGGCGACAGCTGCTGAGTGCCGCCGTAGGACCGGATGATCGTGACCGACACGTTGCTGTACGCCCACATGTCGGGGTAGCGGCACGGGTACTCGTGCAGCCAGAATTTCCGGACCAGCGACATGCCGCCCAGGGCCGCCGCGTAGGACATGCCGAGGGTTCCCTGGATGTCCAGCGGGATGCTGGCACCCTCCGCGTACTCGTCCGGGTCGATGCCCGTGGCCCGGACCGTCTCGGTGATCGTGAAGGGGGCCAGGCGCCGGGAGCAGGCTTCCTCGCACAGCCGGGTCGCGTCGGCGAGGATCTCGGAGATCTCGGCACCCTCGAACTGGCGCACCAGGTCGTTGTAGGCGCTGGCCTCGAAGTCCTCGACGGAGCACAGGGGGACGACCGGATCCGCCACGGCACCCCCTGCAGGTCTGGCGTGAGCGGGTAACGCGCGGTTACTTGGCGGGGGCGCTCTTCGCGGGGGCCTCTGTGACCGGGGCCTTAGCCGCCGGCGCGGGCTCGGTGACGGCCTTCTCCTCCGCAGGTTCCGGCTCGGTCACGGCGGGGGGCCTCGCGGGCTGGGACGGCGCGGGGTCCTCCGGCTCGGAGTAGCCGGCACCCCGGATGGACAGAAGTTCCCGGCCCAGCTCGCGGGGTACCTGGATCGCGGCACCGTCCGTCTTCCAGGTGTAGTCCTTGCCGCCGTAGCTGATGGTGCAGCCGCCGGTTTCCTTGGCGATGCGCATAGCGCCCCTTCCGGGTGACGGCCGTCCCGCCTGCACTTACGACGCCGGCGGGACGGCCGGTACTAGGAACGTGCAGGTCAGGCGGCGACGCCGACGCGATAAGCGCGCCCGCAGAACTTAGGGGTACGAACCGCCAGGCACGTATCACCCATGATCGCGAACGGCAGCGAGTCGGGCGAGCTGGTCGTGGGATAAACGTCCAGCATTTCGGCCTCCCTCACGAACGGGCGCACGATGTTGCCGGGGTCGCGGCTCATGAGATAGATGTTCTCGGAGCCGGCGCCCGGTGGCAGCATGCTTGCGTTCGTCCCGAAGTAGGACGTCGGCAGCGTGCCCGGCACCAGCGACCCGCTCGACTGCTGCGGGACCAGCGCGGTGCCCGTGTCCACGATCTGGTTGGTCACGACCGGCGTCACGCCGTCGCTGGCCAGCCCGACAGTGGAGTCCACGTAGCCGAGGAACGTCTCACTGTTCGCCGCGCCGCCCGCCGCCGTGCGCCACACCTTGTACAGCTGCGGGCCGAGGCCGTCCTGCCCGGCCGGCGGGGTGAGGGTCAGCGTGATGGTGTTGGCGCCGCTGCCCGACCCGGTTGCCTGGCTGACCTCGGGGGACGGCAGGATCTCGCCCTGGCGGGCGATGACCGCGCTGACCTGGTACTTGTACGTGGTGGAGTCGGGAAGCGAGCCGCCCGTGGTCGCCGTGCCGGCGCTCACCGTGCCGACCTGGTAGCCCAGGGTGGACAGGAACGAGGACGGCACCAGCGGGACGCGCTTGTAAGAGCCGACGATCAGGCCGGCCTCCACCTCGACGTCGGTGTAGCGCTGCTGGTTGACCAGCAGCTGCCCGATCCGCGCCTCGGCCGCCACCGACATCACGAACATCCACGAGGAGTCCGCGACGGGCTCGGCGGCGTTGCCCGACACCATGACGATCAGCTCGTCCAGGGTCGCCAGGGACAGCGACTTGCCGGCGTAGTCGATGACGTTCTGGTTCCCGCCGCCGCTGAAGGTGCTGATCTGCGTGTCGAGGCCGTCGAACTGCGGCTGCGCGGCACCGGGGTTGTAGGTGGTGCTGGCGGCGTTGCCCCAGCCCATGAAGGTCTCGACGTCCCAGTAGTAGCCCTTGATGGCCCCGTTGATTTCAGTGGCCCTCAGGTTCTGGATGACTTCCTGGGTGACGGCCTGGGCGTAGCCGGTGACGGAGCCGACCGCCTGGACGTGGCCCATGGTCGCGCCCTGCTGCACGTACGTGCTGGTGCTGACGGGCCGTGCGCCGCCGTCCGGGACAGCGCCGCCCGAGACGTTCACGGTGCGCTGGTTGAAGTAGTACGTGGTGGAGTTCGTCTTCTTGGTGGGGACGGCCCGGCACCAGGGGGCGAACCGGCGCTGGTACTCGACCAGCAGCGGGTCGATGATCTTCGGGACGAACGGGGCTGCGCCGGCGGCGGTCAGCGCCTCGCGGATTTCGGACATGGCTGTATGGCCTTCCGTGACGGTGGGTTTCGGTGATCGGCCGTTGCCGCCATGGGAGGCACCAGCGCGGGGGCGCTGGCGGTCAGGGTGGATCAGGGGGACGGCTGGTGCCGCCCGGCGTGGCTACCGGCGGCCGGGAGCCGGGTACGCGGCGGCGGCCAGCGCGGAGAGGTCGGCGCCGCTGCACTCCTGGAGCACCTTGGTCGTGCCGGGCGCCTGCTCGGCGATGTTGTCCAGCAGTCCCTTGCGGGCTGTGCCGGCGCCGGTCTTCTCGGCGGCGGCCTGGCGCAGCGGGACGAGGCGCTCCTCGATGAGGCGCTCCATGATCTGCTCGTCGGTCTCGGTGACCTGAAGGCCGTCCTTCTGCGCGGCCTCGGCGACCTTGGCATCGGCCAGGGCGCTGAGGCGTGCCATGCGCTGGTCCGCGGTCTCCGCCACGGCGGCGGCAGGGGCGCTCTCGGTGGCCGCAGGGGCAGCGGGAGCGGCGGGGGTGGCCTCGGTGGCCGGCGCGGGGGCCACGCGGGCCATCAGGGCATCGAACTGCTCCTGGGTCAGGGTGACGGGCGCCGGGGCTGCCGCCGCGGCCTCCGTGGTCGTGGTGTCGCTCACGGCTTCCTCCTCGGTTGCTGCGGCTGGCGCCGCATCCTCGCCGGCCTCATCGGCGGGCGATGTCTCTTCGGTCTCTTCGTCGTCGGGCGCGCTCTCGCGGCCCATGCTGTGATCGGTGTCGGCGCCGGGAGCGCCGGGCACGTCAATGTCGCCGTCCATGTCCGGGTCCAGCGCGGCCAGTGCCTGGCATGCGGCGTCGGCCGCCGCGCGCAGGACCGGGTCCAGGTCTTCCGGGTCCAGGTGGCAGCTGGAGATGGTGAGGCTCGTCGGCCCGTTGCTCGCCGTCAGGCAGTAGGCGCCTGAGGTCTGCGGGTCGGCGCCGGGCCACCACTCAGCCAGCGCCTCGGAGACAGCCGCCGGCTCGCCGATGGTCCACCCGGCGGACTCGGCGGCGACCGAGACGCCGAACTTCTTGAGCGCGGCCTTGATCCGGCCCTTGATGCGCTTGAGCTGATTCGCGCTGTACTTCCCGGCGTTGTCCTTCTGGCTGATGTACGACCAGGCGGCTTTGGCGTTGTCCTTTGAGGACAGGTCATACCGCTGCTTCTTGTCAGCCTGGTAGCCC